TACAATTATCGCAGTTCTAAATGTTTTGTAAACTGTTGTGTTTGATCCTGAAGGCACTGCTCTTATTCTCACAGTGCTACCAGATACGTCTGCGGTTATTGTAGCCAGTTGTCTCGATCCAGTAAAAGTAACACCAAATTCTTGGAAAAATACACTTGAGCCGTTGTGTACAACATTCAATAAACTTGTTTGGTATTCACCATTCACAGTGTCCGACACTTGCACTGTGTAGTTGGCACTTCTGTATGTTGCCATTGTAAACTGATCAATCGTCAAAGCGGCCGATGAACTTGCTGTGGTTGTGTTGTAATCTAATCCAACACCACTTTGAATTCTAACGTTTCCTGTACCTGTAGTTTTTAAATCCAAGTGTTGGTTTGTCGCTGTGTTTAAGACATCGTTGGCCTCAATCCTAATGTTTCCTGCGTCCATTTCTGTAAACACGGAAGTTGTAAGCACGGCATTTATAGTGACTTGATCACCACTGACTGCCGTGGTGACGTTTGTGCCACCTACAAATTTAAATGTTTCACCTAAAGGCACCGACGTGCCTGTGGAGTCATCACCTACAAAAGTGTAACCAGTTGGTGCACCAAAGGACAAGTTGCCTGATCCATCTGTTAATAAAAATTGATTTGCTGATCCATCTGCTGTTGGATATTTCAATCCACTAATTTTAACTTTACCTGTTCCACTTGCATTCAATACTAGATCATCATTTGATCTAGTTGCCGAAATATTGTTGTCACTGAAAGATAATCCTTCCAGTTCAATTATTCCTGTGCCAGATGCAGTTAATTTTAAATTTGCATTTGATTGCGTGGATGTAATTTCATTTCCAGCAATTTGTATTTGGGATCCAACGGCAGTGTTTGCATATATTTCTATAAAGTTTGCCTCTACTTTTTGGAAAGCGGATCTTAGATCATCACCTGTTCCGTCATTTGCAACTGCTCCTACATTTAAACTTTGTCTAGCCATCTTATATCGCCTGTAATACTAATTTTTTCCAGACAGCAGTAGACCCATCATAGTTGGCAGTACAAACATACAAGTTTGTTCCGTCATAAGATATTGATCCTGCTCTGTCACCTGCGTTACCTATTCCAGTCGCAGTTTTTGTCGTGTTAATAATTATTCTGTCATCGTTTACAACCACGTTTCCTGTACCATTGACACCTAACGTTAGGTCATTGTTTGTAACCAAAGGAGTTATGGTTGTGCTGTTGATTTGTAATTGATCTATTTCAACGTTACCTGCACCATTCGGTTGGACCTTGATGTCGCCATTTGTCACAGATGTTGTTAAAAGGCCAGTGTCACCTGATCCTACTAGTTGGTATACTTCCTCGAAATTAGCATTGACTTTTAACATTGCGCCACGTATTGTGTCGCCTGTTGCTGAATTTCCTTCGGTTCCTGTGTTTATTATTTGTCTGGTCATATTATATCTCTATGTATTTATTAAATAGTTTTAGGTGACATCATGTTCAAAGAAACATTAAAAACTCTCAGATTGTATGAACGCCAGTCAAAACTTGGCATTTACCATACCTTCAAACGTGCTAATACTGTATTTGTTTTCATGTGTGATTCGTGCGGAATCACATTTATGCGTCCAAGATCCAAGGTAGATCCTGCTAGAGCATCTAACACTTATAAACACGTTTGCCATAATTGTGACAGCAAAAGATATGCACAAAAAGTAGGTGTGAAAATGCGTAAAATTTACAAGATTGATGCAAGTTCAACAATCACTCTTTAATACCTTTTCCAACGAATTGAAGTTAAAGGCATTCCATCCATCACCTTCTTTAGATCTCCATAGGTGCCATATTTGAAGTTTTCTAAAAGTGTAGTTGCACTATGTAATATGAAATTGGATTCATTCACCTCTATTCTATTGATGTAGTAAAAATTTTTATCCTTGAATCTTTTTGCCAGTTGTCGCAGTTGCCATCTCCATTCATACTTTAAATATGCTTTCATGCTTTTCCTAGTTGGATAATTTCGAGAGTCTTTGTATATGTTGTTTTGCTCTCTGCTCATGGACCCGTCTCTTATTGCCCATTGTTTTCCACCTATCATGTCAAACGCAATAATAAAAATATCTTTGTGGTCATCAAAACAGGCCTGCCACACTGCTGAACATCCAGATCCTTTGGTTTTAGAAAAGTCTAAATTTTTTGCTTTTTTTCCTTCTTTACCCCAGCCGCCGCCTGCCCAATACCTACCTTCATCTTGTTCGTCCTTTGGTATTGTGTAGTCCCATTGCGGTAGTTGTTCGACTCCGATAATTTTAATGTGAGCCGGTATCATGCCCATATCTCTTGCCTCTATTAGTTCATCATACATTTCTGAATTAACTGCAATAATTTTATCGCAAAGTTTTGGGTGATCTCTGTAGATTGCATTACAACCATATATGGTTCCCTTGCCACCACGTAAATTATTTAGATTATATATTCTTCGGGATTCGCCGTTACCTATTACGAATGCATAGGACATTAAGCACCGAAACTCTCACCACAACCACAAGAAGATTTTGCATTTGGATTGGATATCTCAAAATGAGATCCAAACACTTCTTCTTTCCAATTCACGGTTGTTCCAAGTACAAACATTACACTCATTGAGTCAACAACAAACTTTCCATCGTCCCACTCAACAACAACATCATCTTTGTTTATTTCTGAGTCTTTTGCAAAACCCCAATCATATTTAAAACCTGCACATCCGCCACCTAACACTGATAAACGGACAGCGTCTTGTTCAGGATTTTTTGTCAGCAAATTTGACATTTGTACTTTTGCTGTTTCTGTTACATTAATTGACATACTATTAATTATCTAATTTTTGCCAACATCATTTCTATCATTTGATAAAAACCAGTTTGTCTATTCATTGTAAGCATTTCGTCTAACTTCATCTTTTTAAAATCTTCTACTGTGATTTTTTTTGATTCTTCTTCCGTCATACTGTTAAAAATATCAACCAATATATATGCGTAACCTCCGGCAATCATGGCATTGCTCCATGCTTTGAATTTGTCATCTTCTCTGTCAACAAAAAGATCGTATTGACAACGGCTTACCCTGTTATTTTCTGTTTGTTTTTCTTTGCTTAAAGAATCAGTTGAAAGTTGTTTACCTAACCCAATCAACCATTGGTATACCTCTAGGCTGTCTATATTCTTAAGTGCTTCTAGATGGTCCTTATATTCTTTTATTTTTTCATCGAAAGTCATTTGTTTATTTTCCATAACATCTCCGGGTTTTTCATTGTCTTTATTTCCATTGCATTACCATAGGGATCTGCAATGAACATTGTTTCCTGTTCTAATTCCGTTCCCTCGAATCTCACATATGGTTCATCTATATACTTTATTTTATGCTCTGCCAATCTTTGTTTTAATTTTGCAAAGACATCTGCGGTTAAATGCACACCAAAATGTGGCACACTGACGTTTCCCATATCAACGTTATGTCTTTTTGCTTCAGGCTTCTCATATTCTTCAGACGAATGTAGAGTTAATTCATTACCCCAAAAGTTAATGTCTACCCAAGCATCTGGATATTTGAATTCGGAGTTTCCTTTTTCACAGCCTAAGACATCACAATAAAATTTTAGTGCTGTTGAAATATCTCCAACTGGTATTGCTAAATGAAATCTACTTGACATATTACTACTTATTAATGCTCATCTGGGTCTCTGTCTCCATAATGTTTTACTCCTACTTCAAACCAAAATTTGAACGCTTCTTTTCTGCTGTTGAAACTCATAAATGCCTCATTTGTTTCGTGTGCTGACCAATCTTCGTACCATGCGCCATTTGTTTTGAACCACCAACCCCATTTGTGTTTACATTTGTCAATACACCAGTGTATTAGTTCTGCAGGAACTCCATACGTGCCTAAACTTAGGCTGTATCTATATTTTTTTTCATATCCGCAACCAGGAGGAAACTTCATCTCGTAATATCTAGCCTCGCCTGGTCTAGGAATAGTTTTGTATTTCTTTCTTGCTTTTTTTTTTAATTTAGGCATTAAGCCTTATTTTACTAACTTTACTTCCAATTGTCAACTACCAGCGGATCACCACAGTTAAATGGTTTAGGTTCTCCATGGAAAACTGCTACAGAACAGTCGTCTGGTATAGTAGGCGGATGTTGGAAAACGTGTTTAGCACCATTTTTTATCTTTGTGTCTTTTTTACCAACAAGTTCCCATTTGTATGATTGGATCCATGTTCTTGGCCACCAAACAATATCTTTGGTGCCTTTGCTGGTAATCCAATCTTGATCTCCGTGCATCCGGCCCTGTACTGCATGGGGATTTTGTGCATACATCTCCCAAAGGTAATGTAGAGTACCTGCTGTAAATCTCATGACAGAACTATTGCTGACTTTCCAATCTTCCATTCTGCATCTGTTGAAATCTTGAATTATCATTAATTTATTTTGTCCTGCATTATAAGTCCATAGATTATCTATGTTTCTAAAAATTACAACATCCAAATCAAAATAAAGTAGTTCACCCGACAAAGGTAAATCCTTATGGAACATATAAAGTTTGCTCCACCAAGTTTTTATGGCTCCGGGGTTGTCAGGAAATTTTATTACATTGATGTCGGAATCTAATCCTGTTGGGTCATCAGTCAAACAATTAAAAGTGAAGTCGACAGTGCATTGTCTCTTACACATATTCTTTAGTATATTGACATACTCGGGTATAAACTTGTTACCCCATTTCACACAAATAATATGCTTATCTTGGCCCATCTTACACCTATTTAACTATTGACGATTTATTTTGACTCGTAAATGGCACTGTTCGCACCATGTTCCATACACTCTACTTTGACAACATAACATCTATTGTTAGTTTTCTCTCTAATCAATTCGTCAGCGAATTCAAAGGCGTGTTTTGCAAACATCTCTGCACCAACACCATCAAACATTCTTATCTCTGCTAGATCTAATTTTTCAAGTTCTTTAAATTTTTCTAAATGTGGATCATTAAAATCTAAAGCCAGTTTGTGATCAAACTTATCTTCTAGCCATGCTTTCAAAGGTTTGAGTCCTCCAAAGTCAACTGCCCAATTTTTATTATCCAATTCATCGCACCCAAAAGTAAATTTAAATGCTAACGAATAACCATGTAATAAATGGCAGTGTGAATGATCTGCGTTAGGTTGTCTAAAAACACAGGCTAAACCTATGTTGTGTCCATATGTCTTCGTACTATAAAATGGCATTCCCATCTCTCCTTATACGACTTGCAGAATTTTTAGAGAGGGTTGAAAGTCTTTTTAAGTCCTCGTATATACTAATGTACAGTAAGTTTAGGTTGTTTGTCAAGACCTAATTCCTTACTAACCGTATTTAGACGTTCTGTCAAATCATTTGGCACATCCAATTTTCCATCAATTATGGATTTTAAGAAGTGTACCAAAACTTGGAATTGACCACTTTCTGCTATCTCTTCAGGATCAATACCAAACTTTTCAAATTGATTTAGCATTGCCTCTATAGAGTCGATTAGGCAGTTAATACTATCATTGTGTTTATCACTCATCATACAATTATGTTAGGTTTTGCGGTTGTCTTTATTTTGCTGAAAACATTATTGTACTGGTCCTTCAGTTTAGGATTTATCTCTGCTATTGCGGTTATGTTATTTGATGCAATCTTAATAGCCTTTTCTGGATTGGCTGTTGAAAAAAAAGTACCTAATGCAATACCCTGTGGTCCTTGCATAAGCACCAGACCTTTTTCAACTTCAACATACCCTTCATTGGTAGATAAAAATTTACACAATAGTTCTTCACCATTTGATAGTTTAATAGTAATTAAATCATTGGTTTTATATTCTTTAAACATATTTTAATATTACACTCTATTTAGATTTTGTCAATGTATTTTTTCAACTCTTTGTCTTGTACATCATCGGGAACGGTTTTAAGAAAGAATATTTGGTAACTATCGGAACCGTACTTGCCAATACCATGCAAATCACTTGCTTCCTTGCCGTCCCAAGTTAAAAATTGTTCCGTCATTTTACGAATCCTTTTTGATCTTACTTCCCACATACCTAAAGGTTTCAAGATTTTTTGTTGTGTTTTAAGGCGTCCTTTTAAATAGGCCAGAGGTGTTGGATATTTTTCAAACAAAAGTGGTAATACTGTTTTGACCTGTTTCCTGTAAGTGAGGTTGAGGCACATTACAGCAACCATGTGTTTCCACCTTTTGTAGGGTGCCTTAAGTTGTTGTTGCACCATTAATTCATCTAACATTGGACTCATAATTTTTTGGGGGTGAATTAACACCCCCTCCATGGATTGACTGCGGAAGGAAGTAAGCATTCAGGTAACTCTCGCCCCTGTTGAACGTGTCCAACCACTTTATTATTATACTACGATTATTTGTTTTTTGTCAACTGCTTTTGGATAAACTTTATTAGTCCATCATAGGTTTCAAAGAAAACGTTTTTATGTTGGCTCCACTCTTCCGGCATTTTCCAGCCTTGCTGGTTTACCACTAACCATCTACAATCGCTGTGTTTCATCAACATATCAAATTGATGTATCCAATAACTAGGGTCTACTTCTCTTTTAATATATTCATAACCCTTGGTATTTTTGTACACGTTATTGACTTCACCCTTTCTAAAACTATAAAGATCAAAGCCAATTAGAAATATAACTTTAGGTTTGAAACTCAAACCAATCAGGCCAGCATATGGGCCGGAACCCCAATGAAAAGGTTCGTCTGCTCTTTTAGATCCTTGGTATGGTAATTCAGGGAACTTCTTTACGTTTGGCCACATGGCAAATTGTCCATGCCATTTATCTCTTGTAAAAATTGTTGTGTTTTTGCCACAGGTATTTGCGGCTTCTTGTGCCATGTGTTTATCACAGGCACTTATGTATTCAATGTTGTAGTCTCTGAAAATAGCATTACAGCCTACCACTGTTGAGAACTTTTTTAGTGGAGTGATATCAAACCCTTGTCTGCTTTCTCCGTTGCCTATTACACTTACAAACTTGGTCATAATCGTCTTAATTGTGCCCTTTAAAGCGTCTTACAGCGGCATACACGCATGGTAAATTTAATCTATACATCTAACTTCACCACAGGAAATTTAGGTCCTTTTTCCACTATGCTCTGGTCTGATATTACCAAACTTCCTTCATCGAACATATCTAATATCCTTCTAGTGACTTTGGATCTTGGTAAATCTAGATTCATTTCTTTTAAAGTATTTACAAATTCGTTACGTTTTTTTTGCCCAACAATAGTGTTGGCATCCTTGAATAACTTTTCTTTTAAGTATTGATCAGTTCTCATAAAGGCGGCCAATTCCTTTTCTTTTATCTTTTGTTGTTTTAGTTGTTCTTTGTCTGTATGCACTTCTGTTATTTTAAATTTACGGGCGACTTGTTTAGCACTCTTTTCGTGGCAGTACCAACTTACTCCGTTAAAAATAAAACTAGGAATTTTTTTGTCACATTTATACCCGTAATCGATTTCATGTTTTTTTAAAAACTTTAAAAGATCGGTATCCTTCTTTTCATCAGCACCCACTATCGCATCTGGAAAACCACTGCACCAATTTTCTTCAATTAAAAAATATTTTACCCACGCCATTTTGGATGTCCTTTTGGATAATTAATGATCTTACCAAAAGCGGAATAAGTTGCACCAAAGACTTCTTCTTCGACCTGTTCTCTTGTTTTGCCGGATCCGTTCCATAAATCTTCATGCATAGAAATCATATCTATATATTCTTCTTCTTGCTTTTTTCTTTTTTTAATTTTTTTTTTTGGCATTCATACTAATTATCATCATGTATGAGATGCCAGATTGTTTTATATTTTTGCCATGCATTTTGAAGAGCAGGATATTTTTTCCTCATTTGGATTGCATATACACCATGCATCTCCATCTCTTTTTGTGCAGTTTCAACATCCTTCGCCAAATTAGATTGCGAAATCTTTTTGCCTCTGGTACCATCTAGATTTTGTACATAAACAGTTTCTCCATTATCGGGAGATACAAAAATTTGTCCTGTGCCTTCCAGTCTAATACTTCTTTTCTTTTTTCTTTTTTTCTTTGGCATTAGTAATATGCTTTATTATCACCGTTTGGAAATGATCTACGCACTCCACCTTTGTCTTCACTATCATTATCAAATCTTGGAATAAGATGAATGTGAGGCCATAAAATAGTTTGTCCGGCGGCAATGCCGATGTTTTGTCCTATGTTGAATCCGTCCCATTCTCCTCTGTCAACTTTGTCTTGCCCATACTTGTATGCGTCTCCGTAAGTTTCTCTGATATGCCCCACTGCGTTTACTTTAGGAATGAATAGTAAATGTCCGGGTGTCACAGGAAACTTGTCGGGCCATATTGCATAAATTTTATTTTCAGTTAAAGGTTCGCCGTTTGCTAACCAGGTTGATTCTTCGTAACTATGAATTGGTTCTCTGATATTCTTTGCTATAAACTTTGTCGATGGCATTTGTTTTAATTACTCCTATCTTTATATTACTTGAATTGGGTTTGTATTTCAACCTAATTTCTTCCCATAGTTTGGTTTTTAAAACACTAGGATTGGATTCAGTTAGATCTAGGAGTTGCACTATCGCTTTCCTGACTTTTTCTGCGCCACCATGTTTCTTGCAAGTATCAGATCTTCCAACGTGAACAATTTTATTATTAATTTTAATTTTATATACACAAGGAAGTTTTATCCATTTAATTTTTGGACTTTTATTGTGTTTAACCTTTGAATCAGTAAAGGTATATAAATCCTCTACCTTATACCAATCAGTCTGCAAAGTCATTGTATAAAGTGTAATGAGCAGTCAGTTCTTCACCTGCCTTGATTGGTCTCAACGTTTGTAGATACTTGACTGGCATCTGATGCCAAAAGCCAGCAACATTTTTACAGTTTGGATTGTCTGAATGATTATAAAAAGCACCCATGGCAGTTCTGATACTTCCATGTGGGAAGTTTTTATTCATGACATGGACTATACCAAGTATCACTCCACCGTCAAAATCTTTTGTGGCGAACAATCCTAGTCCCTCCACACTTGATTCTTTGATTGTCAATCCGTCTGGCAATGGTTTATACATTTTTTACTCCTAAATCTTTATATACCTTTTGAACTTTTTTTGCCTGATGATAACAATCTGCAAGAGCATTGTGAGCCTCTAGCCTTTTTTCATTTGGATCTCTTGGCACGAGACTAAACAAAGTTCGTGAATCACGTATTGCCCAGTAGTTCCATGGACAAGGCTGTCCCATCTGTGCATACAAATTTTGTAATATTGCATAATCGAACAACGGGCCTTGACACCAAAATACGTCAACTCCAACAGAGTATTTGTTAATTTTTTTTAAAGTTTCTTCTATACTAATCCTATCACTTTCTCCTAGTGCTTCTTCCTGTATTTTTTTAGGCTGTGTTGCCCACCAGTCTAAAGTCTCAGGTTGAACGTGCCTACCTAGTTTAGTTTGACTATCCACGTCCACTTTGAAATACATAGGATCAGACTGTCCAGTGCCAAACGGGTTGAATTTGACTGCTCCTAAAGTTAAGATCACTGCATTTGGATTTGTGCTTAAAGTTTCCAAATCTATCATTGCGTGAATCATTTTTTATCTTTCTTGTCGCTAACTAAAGGATCTTTTATTTCTCTAACATTTGATACTTTAAAACCTTTATAAAATCTATTCTGTATGTCCTTACCTGTATCACTATAAACAAAAGTTGTAATTTTTTTGTTTTCTGATTCTAATTCAAACTGCCAACACTTTGTCATTTTTTATCTCTAAAATCATATTTTACTTCAGTAAAGTCTTCTGCATGGGGCCATATGTGTGTGTGATGCTCTTTTCCCACATACCCCCACTTAATTTTGCTCCAACCTCTTTCGTGGGCATAATACAGTCCCATCTTAGTAATGACTTCAACACCCGCGATAGCACCCGCATAAGTGATCTCACCAGTGATAAGCCAACTGATTAAAAACGTGTCTGTAGTTGCCAGAATACGCCACGTAAGTGTTTTAACCAGACTTCTTCTAATCTTAGAACTCGAACTCATATTACATTGTAATATGGATCACTAAAACTGTCAATCTGGTTTTTTCGTATCTTCCACTTTCTTTATGAAGTAATGTTGGAATTTTTCTAGCAATTTTTTATTACCAGACTTTTCAGCAAACATTTTTATTGCAATTGGTTTCTGTCCTATAAACAAAATCTTGTTATTGGAAATAACTTTACCAAACTTATGTGTGAGGTCTAATTCTAAATTACCAATTTGATATATCATTTGTTCACAATCAAGTACAATAACCCGCCAGCCATAGAACCTATTCCAGCAACCAATATTAATATTAACAAAACTTCTAATACTTGTCTACGGAATTCTATCTGTCTGTAAATTTCTCTTTCTCTCTGGGCCTTTATCTTTCTTCTTAACTGGATCATTTCTTCCCACGTGCGATGTCCGTACCTGAAGTTTAACAGAGTGCGTAATTCTTGCTCTTGCTCTCTGATCTTTTTATCGTGTATTAATAATTGTAATGCTTCTTCTTCAACGCTACCTCCAGCAAATAATTTTTTGAACAACGGAGGTCGTCTGTTGAGATCTTGTGCCTTGCGTATATCTGACACCGCACCATACCATTTGCCCATTTGTTTAGTGACATTCTCGATGTCTTGGCCAACGGTAACTGCTTTCTGAATTGCTTTAAAAGTTGTAGTGGCTACAGAAATAGCCGTGATGGGATCTAACAACTTAGGTGGTACCCTTTCAAATCAACTAATGTTATTTAAATAAAATTGCGGAAATCTTAATATGGGTATATTATTTTTTGTTAGATTCTTTGACTGTCTTGATTTTTGTTCTCAACCTAATCAGGTCATTATCTAACATACGTATTCTATCAATTAATTTAATCAGTGTTTCTGACGTAGTTCCTAGTTTAGGAGTTATTTCTTTTGTGATGTAATTGTACAGATAGTATATGAAATAGGCTAGAAAGAAAACCGCAACGATGGGAAATCCATAATCCTGGATAACACTTACTAAAGTAATTGTTGGTGTTGTTAATGTCATTAATCCTTTCTAGCGTCGCTTTTGCCGTCTGATCTTGCTACCCTTTCGGTATCTATAGGCAGTCCTAGTTGATCAGACACCTCTTGATCTATTTTGACAATGTCGTTGTTCATTGTCTTAACTCTGTTATCTAGTTGTGAAATAACACTTTCGATGAATTTTATTTTGCCAACAATGCCACCCAATATGTATTTGATGATAATCATGATGAATGCACCTAAACCTATTGCGGCAACAATTGGTAAACCTAATTCTGCTACTAACTTCCAAAAACTTGTCATATGTTTTAATTATTTCCTTTTAGGGTATACACTTTTATTTTTTCTGTTTTTCCTTTGACTTTGATACTATCAATGTATTTGAAATCAAAGGCCTTATCTAGTCCTTTCGTGGTTTCTTCTGAAATTACCAAAGTTTCTTTTAAATCTTTTGAAGAACTTTCTAGTCTTGATGCTAGATTTACCGCATCACCTATCACGGAATAATCAAATCTCTGCATTGACCCCATGTTGCCAACAAGGGCAGTACCGCTGTTTATTCCTATGCCTATGTTAATTTTTGGTAGACCTTCTGCAACTAAAAGTAAATTTAGTTTGGTCAGTTCGTCCTGCATTTCTACTGCCGACTTGACTGCTAATTTTTTATGTTGCGGATTATCTATGGGTGCGTTCCAAAAAGCCATAATACAATCACCCATAAACTTATCTATTGTACCACCATTCGCTATAATAACATTTGTCATTTTAGTTAAAAATCTATTAATTAATTTTGTCAAGCCTTCGGGATTGGATTTAAATTTTTCACTTATTGGTGTAAATCCTCTTATGTCTGAAAACATAAAGGTCATGTTTTTTGTTTCTCCGCCCAGTTTCAAAAGACTAGGATCTTTTTGCAATTTTAATACCATGTCCGGTGCAAGGTAATGTTCAAATTGTTTTTTTATCTGTTGTCTTAATTTGAATTGGGTTACAAAGTTGTTATAGACACTATGTGACCAAATTATTGCTAGGAATAACACAGGAAAACTTGCATCTATTAACCAACCTTTTTCAGTATATCCATACCAACTAGTCGCAACTACGCTACCGGTGGTCATGATTAAAAGAGGCACACTCCATAGAATACCTGCCTTGGGAATCACTAGTATTAGAAGTAATCCTAGTAGTCCCATGATCATTATTTCATTTTTTTCAATCCCTGCAGGTCTGATCAGATAACTGCCTTCTAGTAAGGTATCTATTGCTTGAGCAGTAATCTGTTGATCTGTCATTAACTGGAATGGTGTGTCTTTCAAATTTGATAATCCAGCGGCGTCTAATCCCACAACAATAATTCTGCCATTTATTTTTCTTTCATTTACTTTGTCTTCTAGAATATCTTGTGCGTCTATGTAAACGTATCTACTCGGTTCAGCATAATGAATATACATTTCTGCATTTTTATTGACAGGCACACCTACATTTTTTTTAACCAAAACATCTTCAATT